AATCCTTTTCAGCATTTCATTAGTGGTACGGTTATCGGATTCTGATATACCTTCTAAGTGCCTAGGTATGGCCTTGAACTCTGTGGAGTCTGCCCCATACTTAGCCATAATTGACTTGGCAGATTCAATATTATCTGCTCTCAGGACTTCCATCCTGTAATGTCCACATATACCAACCTTGTCTTTAGCTATTTCCATCTTTCTTTGCTCCTTTATTATTATTATTTTGCCATGTATAGGAATCCCTAGAATAAGAATATAAAGGGACTCAGTGTTAATAGGGGAAGAAGGCTACCATCTATAATACCAAGGGTTATCAGGATGATTACAAGGGCTAGGAGTGCTATTCTATTAAGTAATGCTGACTTCTTGGTAGCTCTCAAACCACAGTCCATAGTACCTATTCGGCAATTCTGTTGATATAGCTGGCGAGCTAAAAACTCTAAGAGCTTTCTGTCTGACTTACCCTCTATATAGGTGTCAAACTGGGATTCATTGAGGATTTCTTGTCCTTCATTATCAGTCATATCTTCACCTCTCCCTGGCATTATATCATATATAACAAGAAAGGGGTAGAGGTTCATAGCTTCTCTACCCCTATAGGTCATTATTTAGTTATAGGGCTACATTTCTGCAACAGGAACCGAGAACCAGTTAAACCCACCACAGAAGGTAGCGGTGTTGACAGAAGCCACAACGGACATGGAGATTGCGGCAGTCGGAGGAATAACAAGTCTGCCAGCAACATCTGCCATCAGTACACCACCGGGGGTAGTAACGGTAACTACAGTGTCAGCATTACCCCAAGGGAACCAGCCGTCAGCCACTACCGTAGCACCATTATCAAATATACCTTCAGCACCGGCTTCTAGGCCACTGGAGCTATTGCGAACAGTGATATCATTGGTAGGGGCAGTCATCCCAATGGGATGCACACAGACCCACAGGGTAGCCACACACTGGGCAGCAGCCACCAGGTTATGGGCAAATACTCTATCAATAACAAAGTTCTTGGTAGTGTTATTGTACAGAGTAGCCATAGCCGTAGTGGAAGGGCGAACCACAACAGCAGCTACAGCACTGGTAGCCATAGCCGACCAGCCATAACCCTTGGAAGCCCAGACCATTCTCTGGTCTACAGTGATAAGATTACCGGCTTTGTTAACCTGGACATCAATTTCAACATTGGCATTAATACCACGCATTTTTGTCTGCATATTATTTCTTTACCTCTTTCAATTTATTTTGCTAATAACTGTCTCAGAACTTAATCCCAAACAAGCTATCTTCTTATAGGCTTTACCTCCTTACTCGGAACCTTGTAGTTCATTCAAGATTTCCAGTAAAAGCTCTTCCTCATTAGGCTGGGAATCCCGGCCTTTACTTATATCTATGTCACGACTACCAGTCTGTTCTATAGCCATTAGAGTCTCCTTCCTTCACCATCAAGGTCTGCCCCATAGTTATCAACAAGGATGTCTAAGAGGCTTTGCAAAGTACAATCTAACTGACCCGGCTCATCATCAATAATATCAGACTCAATTAGAACCTTGATAAGTGCCATGACAACCTGGGCAAGTCTAGCTGTAACCGGGGTGGCAGTTTTCCTACCACCATCCCCGGTAACTTCTACATACCCATCTGGTCTGAATACAATATTCTCAATAGCCATGTTATCTACCTCCTAAAGGTCTTTATAAGGATGAGGAGCCCAGTAAGCATAGACAGTCTTGAAGTCATCATCTGCCACACAAGAAGCATCTATACGAAGATAGCGTCTGGTGGGTATACAGCTGAAGACTACAGTAGTAGGAGTTTCACTGCCTATAATTACACCCTTGGTAGCTGCAAGAATATCAATCTTGCCAAGCTCATGGGGGGTAGTAAAGGCTTCTGTATCTGATTCCTCTACAATAACTGTAAGAGCATCATCAACAGCGGCAGCAGCTTCAGTCAAGATAAGAACTACAGCACCACCCTTACGCCCGGCACTCCCGGAGCCCAAATCCAATACACCCATGCCCATAGCGTTCTTGGTTGTACTGGTAGGGGTTCCATAATTACTGGTAACTACATTGGCATATGTCCAATCTAGCGTACCATCACAAAAGCACAGGTTTGCATCTAACATTTAAGATATCCTCCTTAGTTTATTTCTTTACAATCTGTTAGCTAGAAGAATCCGGCACAATACCGTACATTCTGGCCATACAGCGGGGGTTAACATCAGCAAGACCATGATTCCAGTCAATCTGGGTGCGATAGACAGGCTTTGTCTGAAGTAAGCCAAGGTCTTCTGTTTCCATTGGATATTCCTGCAAACCCCAGAGCATATCACCAATACCAAATTTGACTGCATAGATAGAAGTACATTCCGTACCACCGGAAGTAGCACCATCAGCTGTTTCAGTATTAAGGATGATTTCAGTGGTCTGGTCTGCACGAACACCAATGTCCACCAGTCTGGTAGAACCCCACATATCAATCCTGCGGTCAAACATGTCCTTGTCATAGGAAAGGAGCTTCTCACGGAGTAAGCAGGAACGAAGGCCAAGAAGCATTTTCTTATTCATCAGGAGCATATCAGCAGCTTTACCAGCTATAGCATACTGAAGCTTCTCTACATCTTCAATAAAGTTGAAGCGTGTAGTAGCACTGTTCAGTATACCAACAGAGGTACTGTTACAGGCAATCTTCTGGTCAGTATAGCCTTCAGCATAGATATCATCAATTCTCTTGGTGATACCCTTGAACTCCTTGGGGTCGGTAGTCGGGTCTCCAGCAATAAACTTCCAGTTAAACTGGTAAGCAGCAGCTTTCATAGCCATTGTTTGCTGGATAGTCCGGGCATCGGCAATAGTATTAGAAGCTCTGGCAATTGCCTTATCTGTGTCTATGTATAGGCCACCAAGACACAGGGATTCTACTTTATCAGCAAGCTTACCAGTGGACTCACTAAGTCCCTCATTGACTAAGCGATATCCCCAGCTCGGCAAGTCCTTATAGCGTAGAACACGCATAGACAGCTTGCCTGTAGTTTCCCAAGGTATAATCTGAAGGATATCAGAATCCATCATAAACTGGTCTATAATAGAGCCACGCAGGTCATCTTTTTCAAGTTTACTAAATTCAGCTAAGTTCCAAGCCATTAATGTAATTCCTCCTTATTTTATTTGCTTGTAGAATAGGCACGTCTAGCTCGCTCCATTGGGCTACCAGCTGGAGGAGGAGTTGAACTGCCACTTCCAAGGTCAGCTTTAGGAATGGGTAGTTTACCACCGGATAGGCTGTTCACAGTCAGTAAAGCTACATCTAATTCTGCAACAGACATTGATTTTACTTTGTCCTCCGGGACTCCACTAGTGACTAGCTTGCCCCTCTTCTCTGCTGCTGATGCGTCTTTAATTGTACTGAGCTCTTTAGAGACTGTTTCATGTTGGCCTTTCAGTGTATTGAGCTCTGCTACCACTTTCTGGTGGTCTTCTGGCTTAACAGCGGTCTTTACTTGCTCTTCAAGGCTTGAAACCTTTGCATTGGCAGCATCTAATTTACTGCCTAAGCTTTCCTTAGTTCCCACATACTGAGACCAAGGAACTGTTTCAGGGTGCTTGCCCTCATTGTTCTCGCCTTCATTTGCCATGATAAGTATAATTCCTCCTGTAATTTATTTTGCTAATTATCAGTATATAAGAATATTACTCGTTTGTCAAGGGCAGAGATGGAAGGGTAAAGTTTGCCCAGTGACCATGCTTGTATTCATCTATACTGTATATATCAAACCAAGTTGAAAGTAAGTTAATTACTTCTGTTCCTTCTTTGCTCCCCTTGGTAAATACTGATTTATCATATTTTTCCCAGAAGAGAAGCATGGCTTCTTCATATGGGTGCTCTAATCTCCAAGCACTACGTTCTGAAGAAGGTAAGTTGAATAACGGTTCCCACATAGATTCACAGTCCTTATAGAAGAGTACTAAGGGACTGAAACCTTCCTGGTCATTAATTAGAGCATCTGGTATCTCTTTAAGGGCAGTACTAACATTGGAGCCAAACTTACCTACAGTATAATATATACCAGGTATCTCTCGCTGGCCAAGTTTAGCTTCAAACTCTTCTATCTTTTTCATAGAGGCTTCAAGCTTAGTTAGGTCTGTAACAGCTCCACCAAGGGAGAACTTACGAATCTTCTCCCAAGTAGCTATGTCTAATTCTTCTAATTTATCAGGAGTATAGTCCTTGTCTATCAATGCACGAAGCTCACGAAGAGCTTGGAGGTCTATATTGTCTTTATTCATGGATACTTCTACCATATCCAAAGCACGCTTATAGAAGGGTATAAGGCTACTGGCAGATTTAGTAAGCTCCTGTGGAATCCGGGTAAGAGCTTCTTTCTTGGCCTTATCATCACCACCAAAGGGATTAATTGCTGTAACTATATCAGAAAACATCTTGGTAATTTCAGTAGCAATACCAATGAATAGACCACCAAATGTCCATCCAAATAAGATATTCAGGGGGTCATAGGGATTCTTCTTACGGCCAGTAAGTGTACTAAGTAATGTTCCAAATAACTGGGCTACAACAAACATTTTCATTATGTCATTGAAACCAGTTCTTGCTTCTGCCCAAGTAGCTGTTCCACTGAAAGCGTTCTTAATCTTTTCAGCTTGGAAGTATAGACGCTGAGCATAGCCACGTGGGAAGACTATCAAGTTCCACAATGTTGTGCCTGTTTTACCCATCTCAATAATGCCACGTTCTGAACGGCGATACTTAAAGTTGGTCATATCAGTAATACGCTGGGCAACATAGAAATTAGCCATATCTTCACCACTGGCATCACGAAGACCAGCTACACCCTGGTCAAACTTAGTATCAAGCTGACCTAAGTAGTGGCTAAGTACATAGTTACGTTCTGTATCTCTAAGATGAATAGCACCAGAGTTCTTGAACCACTTAGCTACATCTCCATCTTGCTTGAATTGCTCTGTAGCTCTGTAAGCTTTATTGAAAGAAGCTTTAAAAGACCACAGTCTGGGTAAATCATCTGATTTACCATAGAGACTAAGATTATCAGCAAGCCTATTCCACCATTCAGGGATAAGAAAGCCTTTCTCACCAGTATGGAGCCAGTCCTTACGAATACCACCTAGCTCAGCAACAAAGGTTCTGTAGTAGATATCGACCTTCTCTTTTAGGTCTACAGGAATATGCTGATAAATAAGCTTACCAAGCTCTGTTCTATCCGGGTGCATAATCAATGCTTGGAAGCTGTTACGTAGGGACATAGCGGGTTCAATGAAGATAGCTGTCATAGCTTGTCTCCATATCCTGCGTACAATTCTATCATAGAAGTTATAGCCAAGACCTATATTCTGTATACGTTCTAGCCATGTCTCCAGACCCTTCTCTATCTGACCCCAGTCCTTAAACTTATCACCAACCATCTTCCAGTATCCAGCTAGTGTTTCTAGTTCAGGCTCTATACGCCACTGAATTTCCATCTGTTCAATATAGGAAGCAAGACGGCCTAGAACATTCTGACCCATCTTTCCTTCAGGATATTCCACTTGTTCACGGCGAAGAAGTCTGCCTTTACCTCTTGTTGTTCTAAGACCATGTGTTCTGTTTATTTTTAGTTCAGGATTGGAGATTAGTCTGGGGTCAAAGCCATGATTAATTACACCCCAATCAAGGTTATAGAGATAGTTCCAAAGGTCATCAAGGTTGCCTGTATTGCGAATATCAAGAGCTAATTTAAGTTCATTCCCCTTACCGGCTTCTACGGCATCCGGGAACTCCTTATTAAGCTCTTCTATCTTAGCTTCAGTACGCATAAAGCGAAGATAGCGTACATAAGGCTTATAGTGGTTATAGATATCCTCTATAGCATCTGCCAGATAGACTTCTTCTTCAAGGAGATTAGCTGGGTGCTCTACACCCTGGGTTTTGTTTCTGGCGTTAAGTTCTTGGGCTACACGCTCCAAGGATTTCTCATCAGTACGTATATTCTTAAAATGGGGGTCAGTAGTTATACGCTGGAGGATAAGCTCCTTGGCTGTCTCGGCTGAGCCACTGGCAGCAGCCATACGGCGTAGGATGCTGTAGAATGGGGCTCCTGTCATTTCTTCAAGGAACTCCATGAAATACTCCATATCAAAGAACTCCTTAAGCCCACCAAAGGTAAGGGACTTGTCAGGTATAGCTGATATGGATAGGGCTAGTTTATCATTGGGGGTAAGTTTATCCCAAGACTTACCTAGTAAAGCTTTCTTGGATAGACCAGCTTCCTTAGCTATAGCTTTGGTCTTAGCCTCAACTGCTGTGATTCTATCTTCATCACCAGAAGCCTTGGCTTCATTATATTCAGTATTAAGATTATTTATAGCAGATTCTGTATTAGTTCTCCATACCTTAAGCTTATCTGACTCCTTAATATGGGAAGATATGTTCTTAGATAGAACAGATTGGTTAACACCTTTCTGTTCATCTTCCCAATCCTGAATACGTGGACGCTGTTTAGTCATAAAGGGGTCACGGGATACTAGGGGGGATATATCCTCAACACTGGAAACCACTTCTTTAATATTAGAAGCAACTTTATTGGTAAGAGTATTTTTGTCATAATCCTTAAGATACTTACCAATATCTACTCTATTAAAGAAAGTCTGCTGTTTTCCCATTATATCCTGTATAAAAGTTTTCTCAGCCCTTGTTATTTCTTCTTTAGAAAGTGCTTGAATAGCATCCCATTTCTTCTGTTGGTCATCATCTAATCTGAAACATTTACTAGCCACAGATTATTATCCTCCCCTTATCATCTTTATGAATCTCATATGAATCTATCATCCTTACTGTTTCTTTAGCACTCTTTGCTATGGTAGTTCCTTGCTGGGGAACTAAGGCACTAAGTTTCTGCTGTTGAATCTCAGTAAGATTAGACCATGTTGATTTAGCAGTAGTCTTGGCTACTCCAGCCTTAACAGCCATTGTTGTCTTAGATTCAGGAGATAGGTTATCCCAAGTAGAAGATAGGTTTGTTTCTACTGGAATAGGGGTCTTACTAGCTTGTTCTATTTCCTTACTGGCCTTATTAACCAGTGTCTGAAGCTTCTTTCTCTCTACATAGAGCTCTTCCAAGTCATCTCTCATTGTTAGAACTAAGTCTCTTTGGTTTGTATCTGCTTCATTAGCACCATACTTAGCTTCTTCTTTAGAGAGCCGAGCTTCTATATAGGTAATGTCTTCATTGATAGCTGATAGACTATCCCCAAACTTGGACACTGATTCGGATGCTGGAATATCCTCTTCTCTGGATTGGGTTAAAGCTTCTTGTACTTGGGCTTGCCCTGTCTCTGTATTCAGCACTTCGCTCAAAGCTACAGCTTCTGCATGTTCTTGGGTAAGTCCAGCATCAGTCATCTTCTTGGTAGTAGTATCCATTTGCTTCTGAACATCCTTAGGAAGATGGGATTTCATGCTTAGATACTCTCCACCACCACCAAAGAGAGCAAGGGGCAAGGTAGCTATAGCTGTTTGGATAGCTGCTGTATCTAGTCCCTCAACTAAGCTGCGGTTATCATTAACAGTTCTAACAGCAGCATTCTGCATAGCCTGCTGGGTTACTTCTTCAAGAATTTCTGATATCTCTACTTTGGTAGCAGTCTTCAGTATTCCCCTTGCTATCATAGTCTTGGTTACTTCCTTAACTATTTCTTGCTGAAGATTCTTACTAAGCATCTTCATAAACATAGGAGATACAGCTTTAAGTACTATCATTTCAGGAAGAATTTCTACAGCACCCATGACAGTACCAATAGAGGTAGATAGTTGAGTAGCAGTATAAGGGTCAGCACCATTGGCTATAAGGTCATCATAGACACTGGATATCTGAGTTGGGGTCATTATAGCAGCAGCTGCTACACCACCAGCTATAGGGTTCTCTGTAGCTACACCAGTAAGAATACCTACAGTTAGACCTGTTAACACTATAGGAGCATTATTCAGAATGGTATTAACATAGTATCCTGGGTCTTTAAAGAGCTCAGGGTGCTCAAAAGGACTCTGTGAATATTCTGGTTTTGGAGCAAGCTGTGGGTTAGCTTCTAACCATAGCTGGAACTGGGCTTCCCTTCTATCATAGCTTTCAAGTAAGGCTTCATATACGGGTTGGGAACCTGGGGCAAATATTAGTATCTTCTGATTCTCTTTAGGCTCTACAACCATAGCAGTACCTTCACTATCAAAGGTAAGGGTATTGACTGGTTTCTTTATAGTTGTAGTATCTGAAGATATTTCCCTTGCTTCTGTCTCTGATATGTTAGATACAGTAAGGTTCTGGAATATAAATCTGGGTATAATATTAAGTAAGGCTTGTCTGGTTCCATACCAAGCCTGCTGCATACCAAGGTAGAAAGAATCCCAAGCATTTTTAAGGAAACCCTCTTTAGCTTCATCAGTTAAGAGGGGCTTACCATTTAAATCCATAGGAGCCAAGCTTTCCTTGCTTTCATCCCAATAGCCTATCTGCTTATCTTCTACCCAGACACTGTTATCTGCTTTCTTTATAGCTGAGAACATAGTACCAGTAGTAGAATCGGATAAGACTAGAAGTTCTCCAGAAGCATTAGCTAAGTTCTCATGGAGCTTCTGTATAGTAGCCTTATCCAAGGTCTGGCCTTCAGTTATAATACCTTCATCTATAGCACGCTGAGTATAGTAGTCAATAAGCTGCTGTTTAACACCAGCACTGGCTACTTCTTTCTTAGCTATAGAAGGATAGGCTTCTTTAAGGGCTTGGGTTATCTCCTTTAAGTCCCTAGAGAAAGCTACGGAAGATAAGATGAACCTATTATCCTGATTAGGGTCTCTGAGCATATCCTCTAATTCTTGGTCTGATATGTTCTCAAAGGCTTTACCAGATAGGATATCTTCAGGATTAGCTTTAGCCGTAGCTTCAGCCATTTTAGATAGGTAATCTATTTCTTCATCAGTGAAGTCAGTTTGGAGCTCTGGAAAGGTAGACTTTAGTTCAGATACATCTAAGATAGGTTCACCCTGGAGAGCGGATAAGATTATACCAGCCTGTATATCAGGCAGCATGCTTGTTACCTTTTCACGTCTGGATATATCCCTATACTCTTCTTCCACATCTAAGAGCTGTTCTTGGAATTGACTGGGAGTAAAGCCAAAATCAAACCCGGTATCACCCGGAGTTAGCATCTGGATAGGTTTGCTAAGGAAGCTTGGAGTGAGATTACGAAGGACTTTCTCAGCACTACCAGTCTTATTCCAGACTTCCTTGGAAAACTGCTCCTTGTAAATCTTATCCATAGCTTTGCGCTGGTTTTCAAGTTCAGTCTTTCTTGCTAAATCTTCATCAGTAAAGGCTGTAGGAAACTTGGGAAGTTCATAAGGATTAGTAGGTACAGTATTATCTATAGTCATTATTTAACTCCTCTGATAGCTTTAACACTACCCCGGCCTATAGATTTTCTAAGCATCTGAGGACTGAATCCAGCTTCCTCTGGAGGAGATACTGAAGGGTCTATCTTGACACGTTCAGTTGGAGCACCAGCATCTCGTTGACTTTGAACTTTTGTCATGTCGGCTGGATTAGCCTGTCCCGGTGCTGGTGCTCCAAGCTGTGATTCCAAGGACTTGGCTGCACGTATGAATAATGCAGCCTGCTTTCTATCTCCTATCTTCTGGAGATATTCTGCATATTTATAATAACCAGCTATAAGCTCTACCTGGATAGACATAGGATGGTTAAGAACCCTGTCTAGGCTCTTGCGTCTTTTTATAGAGGGGATATCATCTACCTCATATATAGTAGAGAGTATGGTATCTTGGTCTAAGTGCTTATCAAGCATATTAGCTATTGTACCTCTCTCCATCCAGTCTTTAGGGGTAGCTACTGAACTACTTACCTGGATATCTATATCTTCTGGAATATCCTTGGGTTCCAGTTTCTCTATCATGTTACCCTTGATAGTATAAGTCTTATTATCTCTCTTTAGATTACTAAGCCAGAACTTATCCGACTCGGATATAACAAAGTGCTTGGCATCCATGTATGGGTATAGTATCTGGTTAGCAGATGAACTGGCTAGAAGACTCAAAGCATAGCCGGACTGGCCTTCCATCATGCCATATACGGCATCATTAAAACTTCCTTTCTGTAGCTCTCTGAGCATATTAGCTAAGTGACTCTGTACTTCAATAGGTATAGCTGACGTTGCAACACGTTCTAGCCCCTTTTCACCAGGAGCATAGTGGAAGAAAGCCCCACGCTCCCGAAGCTGTTCAGGAGTAGCTTGGGGTGTAGAACTGAACTCCTGTGTTATAGGCTGTGCCGTATCTCTCAGAATCTGGCTAACGACACTCTTCCACTTATTAAAAGAGTTTGATACTGCTTGGTTAACTTCAAAGATACCTCGGCCAGCTAATCTACGCCAATCCTTTTTATTGGGAGTAAGGATACCTTTATCCGGGAACCCACCAACAGGGCTAACAAGTAACTGCATATCTGGTCTATCTATCCAGTTAGTTACAGGTTCACCATTAATAAGAATAAGGTTATGCAGCCCATACTTATCCTGGAGGAAGTAGTCATCAAGGGTAACTGTATACATAGGATTACTTATTCTGCTTGGATATATCCAGCCATTATTATCAGCTTTCTCCTTAGCTTCTTGCTCTGTTAAAGAATAAGAATGGAGACAAGCAGACATTCTTCCATTAGTATAGTCTGGATAGACTTCATAGGGATTCCAGATACAACTATCAAGGAGTCCTGTTTCAGAGTTATATTGCTCAGCTACACTATACCAACCAAGCACTAAAGAAAAGAAAGCCAGCTCTTCTACAAAGGAAGCATTACCACCAAGTTTCCTTTCTCTATTAATAGAAGTCCACAAGGATTCACAGCTACGATTTAACTTGGCTCTCTTTTCTAGCTCTATCCCGGACTCATTGGCAATAGGAGCTGTATGGGATAGCTTACCCTTTGTTACCAAGTAGTGAGCCATATTATAGAAGGTCTGTGGTTCATTACTGACATAGGTTTCCATACCCTTAGAAGCAAGGATATCAGTTAATACCAGTATCTCATACCACTCCAGAAACTTCTTATTTCTCTGATACCAGAAGGTCTTAAGAGCAGATATGTCTGTCTTTACTGTGTTTAAGTCCATTATAATACTCCTTCTACCAATTGTAGCCCGGTATAGAACCCTGGAATCCTCTGGCTCCACCCTCACTCTTCTTTACAGCACAGGCTATCATTAAAGCTATGGCTAGGTCATCAAAGGTCTGGGCTGTAGGTTTCATCTTGATGTACCGATAGCCACGAAGCTGTCTTACAAGGTTAGCATCCCAGATATGTAACTGAGGTAGCCTATCCCTAAGTGAAGTACGCATATATTCTTTTGTCTGGTCATTAGTCCACCATCCTAGATTAGCTGTTACTTTACCAGTCAGGAAATCATGCTGTCTGTATATATTACCATAGATTCCCTTGCCCTTACCAATGTCATCAACGTTATGGCCTCCGGCTAGGGTAGCCAAGACTGCATAGCCAGTAAAGTTCCTCTCTATGGCTATCATAGCATTATTATAATACTTACCCATAGCAGCTAGGGTAGTAGCCAATAAGTTAGGCTCTACTCTTGCTTGGAATGTTGCACAGACTCTCCAGTAATCATCAAGCACTACAGCAGTACTGAAACTCCCATCAGGACTACCTGCTGCTGAGTCAGACCCAATTACATAATGTGTTTTACCAGTTGGGTCTGGAGGAATCCAATATGTCCAACCCTCAGGATGATGCTGCCCTTCATAGCAACCACTAGCCATAGTATTTAATATAGACACATCAAATACTGGGTCTCCTATGCTTATAAAACAGGATACTTCGTCTTCAGGATACTCTTGCCAGAATAGACCCTGCTTCTCTGCTATCTTCCAACGCCTCCACCTTATCTGGTCTTCAGTAAGATGATGGTTAACTATAAGCTCTTCCTCTTCACCTATATAGTGAAGTTCACCAATATCACTGGGCAAGGCTAGTGGGGAACCTCTTGGTATCTGATAATCAGTAGTCCACCACCAAGGAAAGAAGAAAGGTTTATAGGGGGACTTACCTTCACGGGCTCTTATCCACTGTTCATGGAAAGTATTACCTTCACCATTTGGGGTACATTCTAGGGTAAGCTCACCCGTAATTGGAACTGCATCTTCTACAGCATTTAAGATAGATTCCCCATCTTCATAGAAGGCAAACTCGGATAGAAGGGCTTTACGGATTGTATCACCACGACCAAAGGCTCTACTCCCTGCGGTTCCTATATATATAGAGCTATGCATACCGGGAAAGGATTTCTCTGTACGGGATTCAGAGCCTAAATCAGGCTTAGGCTTATCCATAGTGTCATAATAGAATTGAACTCTATCTAATAGTCTTTGTGTACTACGCCCTTCATGGCTAACCACAGCACACTGGGTATGGGGTACTGTTATACAGTCCATAAACATATCTGCAAGGATAGAGCTAGAATTATGAGAAGCAAATCCAGCAGCTATAAAAGTCTTTGTAGATGTTTCTATATCAATTAACTCTGTACTATTGGAATAAGCTTCAATAGAGTCTATCTTAACCCATTCTGCTTTTCCCTTACCAGAGATATCTTTACCTTCCCACCAATCCTTCCTTTTAAGGAACCTTGTTGGTCTACTCTTACCAAATACTTCAAATAACTTAGCCATACCAAACATAGTTACAGAATCCGCACTACCACCAAATCCACTAGATTCTTTAGAATAAAGATAATTTCCATAATTGGAAACATACCTTTTACACCTGTCCATTGTATCCCCTGATTTTTGTGTTATTTTTAGTTGTGCTCTGGTTTTTCCTAAACTCCCTTCACCATCTATAAAACCACCAAACCAGCCGTCCTCATAAGTTGACTCCCCCCAAGGAGACACAAAAAACTGTATCTTATATCCTTCCTTTAGTCTGCCCCTTTTACCATTTTCACCTTCAAGTATACTTCTCCACTGGACAAGACCACTTGGGTGTTTAGCCAATAAACTATGATTAGGACTAAGAATAAGACTTCCTTTACTAGTATTTATCTTAAAGGCCTGAGTTTTTCTTACCGTTTTAGATAATACAACAGCTTCCCTGAACTTTCTACTGTAACCCTTACCTATACCATCAGTACTCTCATCAAAACCAATAAGGGAATCCCCAATATGAATATCCCTTATTGGAATCCATCTTAAATCAGTGGTAAGAACAGGAGTAGTTGGTTCCAGGCACCACCCACCCTGTCTATGTTTCAGTATTATATTTCTGGAAGCTTTATTCCTGTTGAAGTATGCTTGACCCTTGTTAAACTTAAAGGGGACTACGACTCCTTGCTTGTTATCTATGTGTAATAGATTCTCTATTAGTAAAGGTCTATCTATAGTCGCTAGGGATATAGCCATTATATCTCCTTAGAATCAGTAATTAACTTTGGTTCTTCAGGTATTGTAAATTCACCCTCAATAGTGGTAGGCTGTTCCTTTATAGGAAGCTCTGTAGCCTTACTAATATTATTATTTATTTGCATCATACGCTCTTCCCAGGATAAGGCTAGAACTTTGGGAGTAGCATCTAGTTCGGTCATTAGTTTGCTGTAGACTTCACGAGCCAAGTTAGTTCTAAGGAAGTCATATTCCCCGGAATCTAGCTCTTCCTGCATCTTCTTTAGCATCTTACCCTCAAGAAGAACAGCATCAAACTGGTTCTTCCTTCTAAGCATTTGGACTGCTTCTTGACGATGCTCAGTTAATTCATCCAAGCGTCTATGGATAGCTATGAAATCTTCCTGGTGGAGCCAGGTATTATAAGTACCTTGCTCAATACCAGTTAAGTCTCTGGCAGTCTTGGCATCCATATCTGCTATGCGTAGGAGTAGATACTTGCGCTTATTCCCGGTAATACCTTTTAGCTCTTCATTTAAGTTCATATAACAGTATTATAATAGTTAAAACACACCATTGTCAATAGCAGGCTACTGCTCGGAATCGTGGTAGCTTTGAACTTTACAATACTTGACACTTTGATAGATATAGCTTATAATATAGATATACTTTGATAGATAGAACGGTATGTATATGTCTATACAAGTATATGGGGTATAGAGGGGTAAATAATCAATTATGAAATTCTATTATGCTAAAAGGCCAATGAAATGCTTAGTATGTCACTTGGATATCAAAAAGGGGGAGATATATATAAGGAATACACACAAAGGAACTGATGGGCACTGGTATAGCTTCTCTCATCATTATGAGTGCTATATTAAGGCTTTTACTGAAAGAGTCCGTCAAGATGCACTGTTCTTCATGGGGAAATTAACAAAGCCTAAGAAACCTGGTAAAGTACCCATCCACTATAATCCTAAAGAAGTAAATAGACTGAAAAGTCTAATCAGATATCATGTTAATAAAGGGAATACTGAACTGGCAAATATAGCTAGATTAAACTTAGAAAAGGAGTTATTAAATGACAATAGAGACACCCAAGGAGCAGAGGTTGGTATTCGTACAGGTGGAGGAGAAGTCAAGGCTGGAACTGAAGAAGCTTCTGGTAGCAATTAATGCTTTTGGCTTTACATTTATGATTCTGCCTATGGATGCTAAGATAATCACTAAGACGGAATTAAAGGAGCTTATAGACAATGCCGTTGTATAGCTACCTATGTGCTTGTGGCTATGCTTTTGATAAGATTCAATTGTATAGCTCGGAGAATGAAGTACCATGCCCCAAATGCGGTAGGAAGGCCAAGAGAGTGCCTACAAAGGCTAATTGGGTATTTAGCCCATTCTTACAAGAATTAAGCAAGGGTAATGTAGTATAGGGCTTATAAATAAGAAAGGATAATAAAATGAAAGCAAATATCTTAGATGCAGGAAAGGTAATAACAGAAGTAAATTTCAATGATATCTCTACGGAACAATATCGGGTATATATCTTTGCTAATGGGGAAGTAAAGATAACAGAACCTCTCTTCCTCTATGTTTCTAAGTCTGGTGGACATAGACTGGTAGATAAGGCTGGGTTCTCGCATTATATTCCTACTGGATGGTTACATCTATATTGGCTACCAAAAGAAGGCTCTCCGGCTTTTGTTAAATAAGGGAACCATTATAAGGAAGGATTATAGATAAGGAGCTAAGTGGAAAATAATACGGTTAAATCAGAAGTTAAGGAAGAAATACCAGCTAATACATACTTTCACCCTAGCCCTGGCAAAGAAGTCCGGTTAATGGATAAAGGCATAGTGATACAGACACTGCATCTGAATAGAGCAGACAGACGAAAGGCTGGGATTGGAGTTAAACATGGAAAGTAAAGATTTTACCTTTGATGATGATTTGCAAATAATGAAAGTTAATGGGCAAAGATACTCCTATAGTATGTTCCAGGATTTTGGTCTGGATGGTATGGATACTGAAACAGTCTTCAGAGTTCTGGAAAGACCACCCGGTGATATTGTTATTCAAAGATTGAACTGGTTAAAGTTCCAGAAGCAAGACACTTTTATCTGCCCTGATTGTAAGAAAGAATTACCACTTGAAGCTAAATGCTCTAAAGGTTATTGTAGGGCTTGTAGTGGAAATGACTTCTAAGTCTATCTATGGTTATCAAGAAGCAAAAGCTGGGTTTTTCTACCTTTCTCTCTTTAAGAACTGGCAATTCATGCATAGAGTCTGATAGCCTTCTGGATAACCGGCAAGATACAACTTTCTATAAAGAGCTTTTCCAACTAAACCCCTCTTATATAACTTTGTCTGTTCTCTCCGTATTTTTGCACCATCATTATTTATATGGTCTAAGGATAAGGCCTTTATGTTATCAAAACCACATTTGATACAGGCACATTTACCATTACCATAATGTTTAAATACAGTATATTTTGTTATATTATCTATAGCTGTTCTTTGTTCCCTAGCTTTTGAGATATTGTTTTTATTCTTCCCTTCTTTATATCCAGGATGCTCTAAGAGCCACTTTTTCTGGTAATCAGGGTGGTTCTTTCTCCATTTTTCTTGGTATGTATCCATTATATCTTTACTCCTTTTATTTTTATTATAACAGATATATTAGAAAAAGTCAAGTCCAAAAGGGGTTTTCCTACTTTGTAATCTTCGCCCCTAGATTGCCCAATAAACCAGAAGCATGGGGGGATACCCCCGGTTCAGTAA